CCCGATGCGACTTTCAAGAACACCCATGTTCTCCATTGCGTGTAAAAACCTTGTCTTAGATGTGGCGAAACCCACATGAGAGCCAAAGCCTCGAATTCTAATCAAAAGAACGGACCCTTGTTCAACTTCAGGCAATCGTCTCCATAGCCTTTCGCCCTCGTGATTCATTGTCGCTGCGTTTTCTTTTACGGAGCTTGATGATCTGTAATCCGGTAGTTCGATATTATGGTGTCGTCTGTAACATTCTTGCAGCAACCCCCAGCAGTCATATGCATCTGGACCACGGCCGCCGTACTCAAATGATACACCAATAAGGTTGTCAAAACAAGTCATCAGTGACTAACCTTATCTTGCACGAATACCTGGAAAGGCACCGAACCTTTTCGTATTAGAATGAATCGCACATCCGTTATCACCCTGCAAAGTATAATCACAATTGGTTATGACGCCTGTGTATCCGCACTCTCTGCCTTTGTATGCCCATGCGCAGCGATCTCGCCATTGAAGACGCCGGGGAAATCTCATTCCAAGAGGATTTCTTGCGCCAAGAGTGAAGTCAATTCCGTACTTCTTAGCTTTCGATCCGACAACGTAAACCATTTCCTCAATCTCTGGAGGCTGAGTAATATTGCCAGTGTTCACATACTTGAAACGCACCTTCCAACCTACACCGCCGGAGTGGTATTCAGCCAGAGACATTATGCCGCCTGACGGATCTACCAGGTTTAGAGAAACCTCCGGAATACCATCCGCGGTCTCTTCTATATCAAAATCAAATGAAGCCCTTTTATACACGTTTCCTTGATAGGTTACATCCTCGTTATTTCTCGCGATGTATTCTGTCTTTACAAATGCACCAGTGACTTCATTAATAATATCTAGCTCCACCAGCATGACGAAAGCGACAGCGGATGCGATCTTATTCTTCTCAACAACGGTGGCTAGGGACAGATGCTTTGGCATTAAATCTCCTCAACGATAATATTAACATCCCATTTATCAAGACCGCCAATACCTTTGTACTTGTAGGTTGGAATCTTGCCTTTGCTGAAACGCAAGGTGATGCTTTCGGAAGATACAGGGTGCGTCCATGATCCTATAGAATCTGAAGATCCTCGTGCGGTTGAATACAACGTCTCGATCAAGACCTTGTCTGCGTCTGAAATATTCGTAAACCCCATTTCAAACACCCGAGGTGTGGCGCGAGTGTATCTTGGTCGCGAAATATTATACCCGCCTTCAGCGGAAAAATCGATCGATGGATCTTCCATCGGTTGTTCTTTGAACTTTGAAGAATCCTGTTTATCAAGAACGGCTATTGTCATCTTGAAAGAGCCCCTTTCATTCCATCACGAAACGCACCTGGTCGACTTGCGCCACTTAAGACCACGTCGAGTATCATTCTCTGACCGTCAAATCTGACGGACGCTTGTTCTGACTCCAGCGGCGTGCCTGAATTGTTAATAAGATTGACAGCGACATCTCCGCCGTTACGAGCGAGACCGCCCATTGCTTTCATTTGATCTGCCGTAAAGATACCTTCGCCTTTTTCAACAATCGCATGCATCTCATTGTCAGCTAGACCGCCCGTGTGAAAACGCGGAACATTGCTGAATGTGTCTCTGGATCGCCCGCCGCCAGATCCAGCGATGCTGCCGTTATGACTGACAGTGGCTCCAAATATACTGCCGCTCACTCCGGATATAGCCTTGAAGATACCGGACAGCGCGGCGTTTATTTGAATTTGAAGAAACGTATTCAGAATGGACTTGGCGAACGAGGCTAGATCAATCTCACCTTCAGTGATGAAGTTTGCTAACTCCTGAGAGATACTCCGGAACGTATCAGCAGCCCATGACTCCATGTCGTCGAACAGGTTTTTCCATTCATTTGCATATTCGCCAAGAGGACTTGCCGATGAGAATTGCTCCTCAATCGCCGCAAGCTGCTCCTGAATGATCTTCTCATGCTCTATTCTCCATAAACCCTGTGATTTTAGAGCCTCACGCATGTTGTTTAGCCGAGTAATCTGCTCGTCATAAGCAGCTTTTCTGGCGCCACGCTCGCCCAATAGAGACCGTCTAATCTCCTTGGTACTGTCTCGTAAACCCATCATGATCTTTGAGGTTTCAAGCTCACTCTTTGCTCGGATTAGCTTCTCAAGCTCAGCGGTTAACTTTGCTACGCCAGCCGAACCTTTAGGAAGGCCGTCGATTACCGCCTGTAGACGTTGTCTGAGGTCTTCAACGGATTTTGGAATTGTAAAGCCAAGAGGATCTGACATCTCCTTCATAGCTCTCTCGGTCTCTTTGCGAATTGTCTTGGCCGTATCTGCAAACTTCTTGAGAGCAGATTTTAACTTATTTGCACCACCACCGCCGCCGCCACCGGCAGGTCCATCATCCACAGTGACTATACCTCCGGCCCTTGATTTCATCTGATTGTAAGCGTTAACAAGTGCGCCTTCTGCCATTGCGAGGGCCGCCTTGATCGAACCTACGGCCTCAATAGATCCCTCTGCCAACGCAACCTCTAACGCTTCATTTTGAGCGTCGATAAATGCCCTCCAGGCAGAAATTGAGTCCGCGTAGTAAATATCTCTAGCGGCATTGACCGCGTCTAAGCGCTCTTTCTCCGACAACTCAGCGTTCTCGGTAATACTAATATTAGCTCTATTGTACTCTTGCGATATTCTGCTAATTTCATTCTTGATAGGCTCAATGATGCTGTAAGCTATTCCCTGGTCTCTCCGGTCTTGAAATGCACCAAGCGCACGTTTAGCGGCCTTCTCTTCCTTTTCAAGTTCAACAGTTACCCCTGCAATTGCAGCCTTGAGAATCTTAACCTCATTCACGTAACCTGCCGATTTCATCTTAAGCTCACGAAGATACATTGGGCCTTCAGAGCCGTTGCTGTTGTTAAGCAGAGAAGAAAACTCCAATGCCATTTTCTTGGAAAGCACCAATTTTTCGTGCAAAATTGCAAGTTGTTTCTTTCTTACCTCAATCGCCTCTCTTGTTTGTTTTGCCTGCTGCTCGGAAACAATAAGCTGACCACGTGCGATATCGGCAAGCAAAGAACTGTGCTTGTCTTTGAAAAGACCAAGCACCTCGATTACCGTCCAGATTGCCGCCACAGCAACGCCGATCGGACCAAGCATTGTGATAAAGCCTCGACCTAGACCTTTGATCGCCAATGAAGCGAGACCCGAGGACTTAGCGAGCTTTGATGTTGTGACAAAAGCCGCCGCTCCGCTCACGCTCATAGCTCTCGAACCGTTTACGGAAGCTATAGCCGCTTGCATTGAAGATGTTCGCATCACTCTCCACAGGGCGATTTGGCCACGCATAGCCGATGTCATCTTGAGCATACTAGCTACGATACCGGATATAACACGTACACCGAAGTAGATCGCTAAAGCCTGACCAGCCATTACGATCGCACCCTGCCACTTTCGAACGAAATCAATCGAAGATCGAAGTCCATTCGCAATGAAGTTTAGAGCCTCGCCAAGACTTCGAGCGAAGTTCTCAGCCGCGGGGCTCTCCAGGTATTTGTTAAAATCAACCAATTGCTTCTTAATCGTCTCGAAGAATGCTTTCATTCCGGAGTTTTGCGCCTTCAGAAGCGTGAGATTGGTAATCATCTTCGCCCATTGACCGTTGAAACTCTCCATGAGTCTCTCGGCGCTTCCGCCGAATGTCCGATCAAACTCTGCGAACATTGAAGCGAGAGCTGGTCTTGCAGCCACGCTTCCTTTTGAGATCTCTTTAACGAGTTGACCGTAAGTCACACCCATTGATCGAGCCATAAGTTCAATAGCACGAGGCACGGCTTCACCAAGCTGCTGTCTCAACTCCTCCATTGAGATGACGCCTTTACCAGCCATCTGCTGAATGGCAATCGAGGCTCGCTTCAGTGTTTCGCTAGACCCGCCAAACGCCGCAACGGAGTCAAGCATGGATTGCAATGCCCCGTTCATCGGATCGATACCGACCGATTTCATTTTAACGAATGAGTCCGAAATAGCGTTAACGGCGAAAGGCGCGTTCTTTGACATATCGAAGAGATCACGAACCGTCTTGGTGGCGTCC